TTCAAATTCACCCAGTCAATTGCCCAAACGTCACGCGATCAAACGCGTGTCGACGGTCGAAGCGCGGGTGATGCCACCCGCGGGTTCGTGCCAAGGTCATCCCCTCGTGGGATGACTATTTGACTTTCAGCAATTGCACAGTGCACCCACACACTAACATTGGATGTTGCAAGCACGTGTAATTGCTGCGCGTTTTGACAAAAGATTGCTATTAATTTAGTTCCATAATATGTTTCTTGAGCAACCAGTTCAATTATATTCCAAGGAAGTTTAATTTCGTTAAACAATAACATATTTTGAATATGATTGATATCTTTTTTTGAGCCACTAATGGCTGTTGATGTAATTGTAAGATTGCTTGAGAGAGTTATTGTATGATCTAATTTAATTTCATCGCCCAATAATGGGGCCCAAACTACCATCAGGGTTTACGTGTCTATACGTCATTTACACATCTTTAGATTTTTTTTGTCATTCTTGTCCCACTTGTACCCACCACCCATTACGCCCGGGCCTCCGCCAAACCCAAATCCTGTAGGTCCTTCACGTCCTGAACCCATTCCTGATCCACCGCCACCTGAACCTGCGAATGGGTGTGTGCCGTGTGACCCACTTCGGGCACCACGTGTGAACTTCGGTGGCTCTCGTGGAATGAACTTCAATCCAAGTGACACAAGTTCATTCTTTATTGTTTTCACTAAAGCAGTAGGCGGGAGAGCGTTCTTGATCTTTCTTTGCGAATAATCAACGTTGTGTGAGAGCGCCTGTAATTCAATTGTTGTGAACGAAAGTTCGTCATTGTCGAGTTTATATTGGATGAATTCTTCAACTGACGATAATTCATCTAAATCTTTGAATTCTTTCACGCTTTTTTCAAAAAGCTTTTCAACAACATTTGTAAATTCTTTTATGGTTGAATTGTGTTTGATACGTTTTTCGTACTTTGCCGCTAAAGCTTCTGCTTCGGGAGAAGTTTCAGCCCACGACGTGAAGACATCAGCAAAGTCTTTGTCATTAATGACTTCATCATCACACACTTTTGCGAACGGTTCAATGATTGAAGCACCTATCACGCGCGCAGTGTCGTACACCGTAGCTGTTTCAGCCACGTATGCACTGACGTCAACGTACGCAGTTTCAGCAACCCACCCACCAAGCGAACCATCGGGATTAATGTGACGATGTGCAGGAACTTCGTCTTGGTCGAGACAAAATTTGAATTGACCAAAGACGCGCTGATTTTTGTCGCTGTCATTCAGGTAATCAAACACATGTGTTTGTCTATGCATGTGCACATATTATACCAATGTGATGAAAATTACACTTAATCACGCGTGTATACGACGTTTTGATTAATTTTTACAATTCGAATTATACGAGGTGAACTGTCGCAACATGTGTGCATCGTTGCCATTGAAAATCCAAATGTACTTCCATTTTCAAACAAAGCCAACGTTCGCTTAAGCGGCTTTTCCCACAAATTTCTTTTTTCGTTCTTTTTTTGAAGACGTGCCGAAATGTAACGACCAAAAAATGGATGTCGTGATTGAACTTCACATTCATTCATTGAACTTTCACTTACAAGTGAAAAAACTTTGTAAAGATTTCCACGATCATCAGTTATTTGTGAACCAACTTTGAGAATTTCCATGATTCAAGTATATCACATTCTCAAAAAATATACAAATTTCGTACAACAAATTTTTTCATTAGTAACATCGATGATGTCAAATAATCATCCGCCGGATGATTATTATTGTCAAAGTCTCGAACATAAATAATTAAACTTAGTGAACAAATGAAAATCACAGAAGCACAGCTCCGACGCATCATACATGAAGAAATTGTTGACATCAATTCAATGAAACCGGTTAAAGTTGACATTGACGACGTTAACGAAAAGTGGCCAGGAGCGGTTGAAAAATTTAAAACTCAATTGCACCTTGACAATAGCAACATGCACAATTGTTTTGCAGTTGGAAAGACGTTGTACGCATTTTGGATAAACGATAACGAAAAATATGCAAGTCTTTATCCAAATCAAGAAAGTTCTGCTGATGCATATGCGTATAAAAATGGTAAATGGACTGAAGCTGATACAGAAAAAACACGTAAGTTATACAAAACAATAGTTCCTGAAAATGACTATGGTTTGGGCGTTTATGGTGATCAGAAAAATTGGAAAAAATTAACATTCGAACAAGTAGAACAACAATTTCCTGAAGCGATTAGTGAAGCTGTATTACAGGAGTCACAAGAAAGATTGGGTGAAGGTGGTGGAAATTGGTCGCCAGCATATACGATGGCGTTTGATTTTATGAATTATAATGGTGAACCAAAAGTCATTAAAATAAAGAAACGTATGTCGAGTGAAGACGTTGAAAAAGCAGAAACACTTGTTGATAGTGTAGAAAAATTTAACGAATCAATAGGTGTATACACTGATCCTGTATGGTCAAAACTCTGGGCGCAACGAATGGCAATACCGGTCAAAAATGCAATTCGTAAAGTACCTGATGAACTTCGAAAACAATTACAAGACGCAGAAAGCGCATGGAGCGATACACACAAAGAAGAAAAAAAGGCTGCCATAAAAGCTCGGAGCGACAACGAAAAAGAAGTACAACTTGCAATATCAAAAATTCTTAAAAAATATCTTCCAAATAAAACTACTGCGTCCACTAATGATATGCTTGCAAAACGCACAGTAAAGAAGACTTGGAAATTCTTTATATATAAAGATCAGTTACATGCACAAATGCCTCCCGAAGAAGATGAAGACACAACAGGCGACATTGCCGAAGAAGGTATCATTCAAACATGGAATGAAGAAGATAAATCTTGGGAATCGTAAAATTATTTATTAATCCAATTTTTCTGCTGCACAAATTAATTTTTTGTGCGCATTCATGAGCACGTTTTTCCAGGGTTCATTGTGAAGCGGTTTCAACTTCATGTCGACAGTCAAAAAATGCCATCGTTTTGGACGGCCCAACATCAACAAGTTTGGGTTCAAAATGAACACGTTTGGTTCATAACTTGAGACTGCCTTTTCATTTTTACGAATAGATTTGAGAAGCGTGTGAATTGTGACGTCATCAACAGGTTTTTGTGTTTCTAACACATGATGAGTGTGATGCCCAATTTCGTGACACAATATTCCAGGTATTGTCAAATCGGCTTTGTAACCTGTGTATGACCAACTAAACCCAGGCATTTTCACTGGTGTTCGCGATTTCTTGACGTTCACCATCAACTTCATTGATCTGAAACTATACATTCCATATGACGAAAAACCGTCACACGTTACATCGAGATCAATGATTTGACTTGGATGTCGAAGATTATTCAAATCCAAAAATTCTTTGACAAGAACTTATGCGTCTTGAAATGCATGTTTTTTGTTATAATTGTTTGGAGGATAATGAACTTTTTGTGAAAGTGTGATATAGTAAAGCACATGGTATATGTTGTTAATCCCGATGGATCTCTTGGCATGACAAACTTAGATTTAGAGCCCACAAAATTTGCGAACAGAAACATTTTCTACATTGACGACGACAATTATGTTCCCGTAAATGATAAAAAACGAAAAAACGTGGTATAATATACATTATGTACGAAGTAGTTGAGACAGAATTCAACCTCGACAAACACCTCGTGAACTTGCTACGGCACGTGCCTTTTTACGCCGAAATTTCACGCAACATTCACAAGATACCGTGTGACACAATTGAAACTGCGGGCGTGTTGTACAACAAAGAACTTGACGAGCTACAATTGTTGTGGTCACCAAAGTTCTTCATGTCACTTCAACCACAAGAAATCATGGGCGTAATTGTTCATGAACTCTATCACATTATCAACGAGCACATCTTTTCTCGAATGCCTGACAGAAAGTGGGCACTCGTCTGGAACTATGCGACTGATTTAGCAGTAAATTCAATCATTAAGACTACGAATGACAAAAACATACAGCTTCCCAAGAGCGCGCTGGTGCCTGGAACTGTAATTCAAGGTGATCCTGCACTCGTCGAACTGGTGAAGAAGTTTCCGCCGCTACAGGCAAGCGAATGGTACTTTGAGAGACTAAAAAAAGAGATTGAGAGCGGAAACTGTGACGGTGGAAAAGGTGACGGAACAGCTGGAAATAAACCCGGTGCAGGTTCTTCGCCCGGTAAAGGTCTTAAGGGAAAAAAGGGTTCCGAAAGTGACGAAGGAACAGAAAATGGTGATAACTCGGCTTCTGACGATCCATCAGGAAGCAATGCAACGTTCCAAAAAGGTTTATTAGGAAAACAGCTCGACAATCATTCAGAGTGGCAAGACGGCAACTCGGATGATGGTTCTAATGATAGAACTAAAGCAAAAGTGAAGTCAATAATCAAAAAAGCCATTCAGCATGCCGACCAACAGACAAATGGATGGGGTAACATACCTGCCTCCGTTTGCGATGAAATTCGTCAAAGGGTGTCGCGGACAATTGACTGGAGAAAAGCGCTAAAACAGTTCGTAGGTTCTCTTGCAACGGGTGGGCGCAGTTCAACGATCAAAAAGCTAAATCGTAAGCAACCTTATGACCATCCAGGCGTCAAAAGAAACCGCACCGCAAAGTTGTTGGTCGCGGTCGACCAAAGCGGCAGCGTTAGCGACGATTTGTTGTCATATTTCATTGCAGAAATATTGAACCTGACGCGCAAAGTTGAAGTAGATTACGTTCCATTTGATTGTGAACTTGATCGAAAACAAGTGATCACACTGCGAAAAGGTGCAAAGGTGAAGTTGAAGCGCGTGAAGACGGGTGGAACGGATTTCAACGCACCCACCGAACTGTTCAACGATCCCAAAAATCGTGGCAGGTGGGACGCGTTGTTGATTGTCACCGACGGCGACGCGCCCAAGCCAAAAAGTTGTCGCAAAAAACGAGGTTGGGTTTTGCCGGCAGGCAACAAACTTGCTTTTGACACGAATGAAACAAAAATATTCATTGTAGGAGAAAGAAAAATGTCAAATTTAGTGATTGATTTCAAAAATCCCGGTCCGACAAAGGACGCGTTGATCAAAAACACGTGCGACACGATGAAGAAAAATCCACTCTGCACGGTGTCTGAGGCTCAAAAAATGATTGGTGCGCTTGAAAATGCAATGCGTGACGTTGACAATCAAGTGAAAGCTCACAACGATGCACAACGTGACATTGCAAACGACGAGCGAAAGATGCCTTGCGACGGGAAATCAAAGTGAAATTTTTATTAGACGTAAGTGCGCATGAATATGCACATGAAAAAATGATTGAAATATGTGATGTATTGCGATGGCGTACACAACGCGATGAAGTAAAAATACTGTCACGCGTTGAAAACAATGGGTATGTTTACTATATTGTTGGTCATGGTGATTGTTTGGCGCCGAATGCAGAGTGGCGACCGATAATTGAACTGGACATGTTCTAATGTCAAACACAAATTTCCTAAGCGGCGTGCGCGTTTATCTTAGTGGTCCAATGGACTTTGTTGCTTCACGTGAAGAGGAAGCAGCGAATGGCTGGCGCACACGCATGGGAGATTTTTTGAAGGCTCAGGGGTGCGTCGTGTTTGACCCATGGCGAAAACCACTTGTGCGTGGGTTTTTTGGTTATGGGGTTGAGGGCGTCAACACGACGTGCGATTTGAATAAATGGACGTTTGAAGACACGCAGGCAGGTGCAGAGGCGCGTGGTGAACTTGTATCAAAATATCGTGAAACAATGCACGTTGACCTACGCATGGTCGACACATGTGACATTGTGATTGCAAGGTGTCCAACAAATATTTACAGCGTTGGAACTCCACACGAAATATCACTTGCAAGGCAGCAAAGAAAGCCTGTGTTGTTCGTCAGTCCACCAGTTGAATATACTGCTTATGAAAAATTAAAGTCTCACGTTGAGAACGATAACATTGGAAAAGAGTTGTTAAAACAGTTCGTGAAGGAAATTCCGCTAAAAATTAATCCTCATGGAATTCCTTCGTTATGGTACATCCCGCTTGTGGGTGGAGAAAACTTCTTTGATGGGTTTGGTTTCAGTGAATTCAAAAAACAGTTTATGTGGAAAGACAACGAAGAAGACACAAGAGAAATAAATCACCCGCCTGTTCGTCCGTTATTACGTTTCTTAATAACTCTTAGACACACATTACCCAAAAAATGGAACGCAAAACTTAAACAATATGTGTGCAACGATGACTTTTTATTGTGGCAAAAATCTAAAATTTGATATTTACTCACAGGAAATATATACATGTCAGACAACATCACTGCAATTCCATTCACCCGAAATCCAGTCATAATGTGCAAGAAAATGCCACCGCCACCTAAGAACAATTGGATAGAAAAATTATCTAACACTGATGAACACACAAAAGAATGTCAACTGTACAAAGATACGACACTAGCAGTTGACGTTCCTGCGTCTAGCGATCTGTAGTCATTTCGTCAATATATGGTATTGACGACGTGTAGTCAAATGACAAATTTTGACTATTCGTTAGTTCAGGTTGTGTTAGTTTTCCATTATTGTCAATGAACTTTACCGTTATGCAACCTTGACTAGTCACTGAATTTTGTTCATTATACAAGCGGCCGTAAACACGTTGTTCATACACATCGCGTATGAACCCATAGTGTGTTCTTGAGCAGTATTGTTTTGTGTATTCAGGTAACACGTTGTGAACGCCATACTTTGAACCACGTATCACAGGTGATACAAAAAACACTCCAACGAAGTTAAAACGAAAGTCTGAAAAATGATTTGTGCCGTACGTTAGACCGTCGCTTGTGAAACATGTGTTTACGTCGCCAAATCCGTACAATACTTTTGCATAGTCATTATTACTCATGTACGTATTGTTTAATGTATCGTTTCCGACATAGTCGCTAGCTATCAATACTGATGACGAAAAAGGAAACACACCTGTTGGAACGCCTTCACGTATGAAAAATCCTGGAATATTTTTTTCAGGTATCGTTATGAACGTTGTCCCAGAAGTAAAAAATGTTGTCGTTGAAAATCCACTTGAAATGCTTTGTAACCTTCTGGCTTCAGAATAGTGATTTTCGTAAGGAAAAGACTTTGTCCAACGCAAATTTGTCACTATTGGAACAGTGTTAAAGATGTCAAACGTAGCGTAATTAAATCCCGCCGCAGTCGTATAAATTACGTTGTTATCTAATTTAAGACATTTTGAAAAATCAGGTAACAAGGTATCATAATATCTTTCGTTATAATCTGACACGACAAACATTCTTGAAACATTTTTTGGCGTACGCTCAAAAAGTGGCTGAAGATTAAAAGATTTTGACGTTGTATCAGAATTTGGTTGATTTTCAGAATTATATATTGAAGTTTCTAACGCACGATTTCCAAACACAAATTGTGTAGATTTATCAAATGTTTTTGCGCGGCGAATTATGCTTCCCGTCAAGTAGCGGTCCGTTATCGTTCCAACGTATTCATCGCGGTTCATTATTTCAAATTGATCAGTTACATGATCATTACAAATAACATCGCTTATTATTGGTGATGAATAATTTTTAATTTCATGAAATTCTTTATTACTTTTTACGTATGATCCATATAACGTTATTTCAATCGTGCCACTTGTCAATTGAACGTCATCAAAATGATTTGCTATGTCACTTGTGACAAAAGCGCTGCCGCTGACAGCGCTGCCCGACGCATATAGCCATAAATTTCCATAAAATTTTGGTCGCGTTTTTGACACGCTAAATACCAACTTGTCACCTGGGAACAGTAGATAAGGACTTTGCACAGTTTTTGTTAGTGGTATGTTTGCAGACAATAAAAATGCTTTTCCGTTATTTACAACTTGTTGCTGTTGCGCGTCAAGTACGGGTGCATAAAATGGATTTTTTATGTTTGTAAGTTGCGTGTCAACTGTGCCATATTCTTTCCCAAATATCGATCGTCCCGATTGTTCTAGATCTGTTGCTGATCTTCCTAGCGGTGAGATTGAATAAATTCTCGTTTGATCATTTGATGGCAACGTTGAAGACGATAAAATGCTTGAGACGATGTTTCTATTTTGCGTTCCCATCGTCGCATCTGTCAATACCCAAGACACATTTAAAATTGTACCATTTGTGACTGCTGCCTCGCAATTGACTGAAATTGAACCTGTATAGGCAGAAAAATTATTTGGAACAACAATAGCGGCAGGATTTGATGAATACGCAAGAAAACCTTCTGGACGCACGTTAAACTGTGTGTTGGGTGGTTGACTTGTCAATCCAGGATCACCAGAAAACACTAACGTCGATATATTGTCACCTGTAGGTATTATTGAGCCGGTACAAATTAATTCCCTACGCGTTGTGTTATTTAACTTTATTTGATTGAACAGAGCGCATGTTAGCGCCGGTCCGACAAAGTCAATGAACGTTGCGCACGACTGATTTCCTCCATTGTTAACTTCGTCTGCAGGTGTGAACGTTGTCGTTCTTTGTTTGAACCAACTATCACCCATCGCACAGGGAACAGTTATTATAGCGCGCTCGAGAACAAACGGTTTTTCTATTTTTATGTCAATTGTTTCATCAAATGCTTCATAATCAGAATTAATTTGAACAGTTTTTTGATATTTTTTTCCAATTGCTTTTGTGAAATTTTCTTGTGAGTATCTTTCTGCTATCAATGCGTCTGTTTGTAATTCGTAATATGACCACCACGGATCGATTTTTACAGATATTGAACTTCCTGATGAAATTGAATTTGATATTGGCCCAAATCCCCGAAAATCTTCAGGGACATAATATGAAGTTTGTTGAAATATGTCGTATGATCCGGGACCTGCAAGATCAGCCATGGCATTTTGTGGAATGTTCCAACACTTTGTGATATTATTGTAATAATACATGCTACTAGTGAGTGGTAACATTTGCGTATTGTAGTTAACTGGCAACGATATGTCAATTCGTGTTTTATTTTCAATCGGTTGTTTTAATGAACACCCAAACAAATCAATTGATGATCCACTTTCGTGGAATATTTGTTTGTCAACAAACGGCGAAATCATCGTTTCAACCTTTGATGTCACAAACTGTTCACTTGCGTTTCGTGAAATGCTACTTGACACTAAGAAATTTGTTGAAAACAAATTTTGTTCACACACATTTGTTTCTGCGTGCGAATTAAAATTTCTTTGCAATGTTGTGGGATAATTTACTACTGTGGTCGAACCAAATGTTAACGACATTCTATCATCATATGACGTCGTAATATCAACTTGCGCGTCAATTGTTGCTATGTCTTTTCGAGGAAGTACTTTTTTACGTAACATTGGCGGTTTAAACGTAAATGTTGCACCAAATGCATCTTGTGTAGGCCAATTGAAAAAACCAACAGGAGCAACGTTTGTGTTTTGCGTATAGACTGAAAGTGATCTTAGATTTGATGCATAAGTTGTGCCGTTTAAAGCGTCAGTGAACGTTTGATCGTATTTTGCACCTCCATTTTCGTTCAATGCGCGTGGCATTGCTTGTAATTCTGATGCAAAATCACGAAAATTAGTAGTTGATAAAAATATTCCAATCGTCGCAATTTCATTAACGTTCACCTGCGGAATGTCAAATATGTTTTGAACGGGCGCGTAATTAAATTCAATTGTTCCATTTTCATACAATGCGACTTCATAAAATAATCGACCCGACGCATCTGATCCTGCGCTGCTAACGTTATTCCACCGAACAATTAGCGCGCGCCCTTGTTTTGTCGTTGTGTTACACATGCTACATGCATATGCCGCTGGATCGTAAACTGTTTTTATTGGAACTTCAATTCCATTCATTACGTTTTGTGTATATGTTTTTTTATCAGCCGGAGAGGTTATTCCAAGATATTGTAATAAATCGCTGATGACATTTACTGTTGCAATTTGTGACAACGCCGCATCACTCAAATTATTGCCCAACCATGGTGCTAGCAACACGTGTTCATTAGCAAACGTTGGACGCATGTGTGTATTATCACCTGACGATAAAGTAAATGTGTCTAATGCGTTGAACGTATTTACGTTTGGATCCAATAACACAAAGTAACCATTTACGCAAACAACAAATTTATTGTAAGACTTATTGTTGAATGAAAAACTAAATCCAATGTCAATTGGCGACGAACACAAATCATATGTTGCAAAACTTTGTCCTGGACCACCTGAAACTTGTGTGAACCTACTTTGTGGCACATCAGTCATACCAACGTGTTTTCCACGCGATAACGTCAAAATATAATCATCAAAATTACGTTTTGGGGGAGTTCTTTTTGATATAGGTGAAGTCATACGTTAATAACCCATTCCCCCAAAGACAATCGAATCAGTGCCAACGGGGCAATTTTCATAGTCAAATCCTGTTGGCATTGAATATTCACCGGGATTAATGTAGTTTTCAGTAGAACCCGTCATTAAACTGATAATTGCAGTCATCATGATGTCTCGTGAATTATCGTGAGCTGAATTTAATACTAATCTATCGTCAAAAAAAGGTTCTAACACATTATCATTCGTAAAATATCCAACAGTTCTCATTATTGTGTTGCCCACAATTTTTGCATCATTGAAAGGTGCAGATGTTGTCATTAACTTATTGACAGAAGAAACGATATCAGATTTTTTTTGACTGTCAACATTTCCACTTTCAACATTTCCGTTACAACTGTGAACATTACCTAGCGCGTCTGACGTCAAATATATTGCTCGCGTACGAATATTAAGCGGTTCCAACACACCATCAAATGAAATTTCTCTGACCGCAGAGTAATCAACGCTATCATATAACACAGGAAATGTTGTAATGTGCGTTTGAGAACCATGTTGCGTTAACAACAAACTTGTTATTACGACGTCATCGTTCTCAAAGTCAACTACTTGATCAGTGTCAACAAAAATGAAGTCATCAACAATTTCTTCTTTGACGTTCGAAAAATTAGAATTTAACATCTGAATTGCGTCAGAATACGATCTGTCAACGAACACAACGTTATGATAACGCGTTGTTTCCTCGCCATAGTCAAGTTTTAGCGACACGTTATTTTGTTCGCCAGACCATATTTTCACTATGCCTGCGTCAAAATATTTTTGCTGCGTGAGTTCCACACCTTGTCGGAACTCGTCGATCATGCTTGTGTCTATTTGTGTCACTATTATAAATAGTGAACTACATCAAATAACATCCTGCGAAGTCACGTATAATTTTCTAAACGTAGTTACATTTTTCGTATAATTCCGTCGATTTGTTGAAGCAAAATACTGCTCGCTATGTCTGCTCGGGTTTCTTCGCTCAAATACATGTCACTGAACTGATATTGTACCTTTTGACGTTCCAACATGTGCCCTTCGACAACAAAATTTGTTCCATTGAACTTTACTTTTCTTGGTATTAACTGATCGATGACATTGCTTATTGAAGTATCAAACCACCTAAAATATTCAAAAAATGTGCCAAAATCAAGCTTTGATTGTAGACGATTGAAATATGAATTAGTGATCGCAGATAACTTTGGATAATCTGACGAAAACATCATCTCAGGTGCACCCATCGCGTCACCCATCGCGTCTAATGACGAAAATATTGTGATGATGTCTCTGTTCAACGCGTCGACGAGTGAAAACTCAACGCTGAACCGAACATCATCGGTTGGCTGTTCGTTTTTTGCTATTTCATAGACTGGAGCAATTCCTGCCCAGGGCGTTGAGTTTACAAGGTTAAGGTCATTATATCCTCTTACACGTATTTTATTATCACACACTGCCTCATCAAAGTACGGTGAAAGCATGCTATAATCAAATATTTCACCGACGACAACGTGGCTTGACGTCGGAAATGACGTTCCGGACATGTGCATGTTGTTTAAACTAAAGTCTAAGAAATTTATGTTCCCGTTTGTGTCAGCGTCACGCGTTTCTTGTTTTGATAAGGTATCAATGCGTAGTTTTTCAAATGAACCCGAGTTAGATTTATTGAAGTTGTAATTAGTCGCAGGATCATTGACACCAACGGACTTTATGTTTCTTACGTGTTCTGTCCATTCAGGTATTGTTATTGCTTTTGTCCAAAATCTTAAGTTTGCCATTTCGCCAGAAAAATTTGAAGTTCGCGCAAGAGGTGTTAATAACGTGTCTTCAAGATACATTGAGCCTGCGTACATTTTTTTGTTGCCCAACGCAATGAATGATCCAGACCCATTGTAGTCCGTTACACTACGAAATGCATTAGTTGCAATGATATCATCGTCAATTACTTGTTGACTACTATCAAGTATTATGTTTTCATTGATGTCGTCTATTATATTGGTTTCAATGCCATTATCTGTTATTCCAAATATCGACGATATCGATGCAGCGTATTCAATGTCACCTGCATTTTGTTTACCAATTCGTAAAAAATAAGACGATGACGAAGGAATTGGTGGATTATGTAAATCACCACGTTGAAGACCAAAACACACATTCCATGCGTCACTGTCAAATATGCTTTGTGTCAACATTGGAAGCGTTAAAATTAACGTCTCAGTATTTTGACATGGACGCGCATACAACGTAATATTCGAATTCGATCCGGGCGTTGCAACGACATTAACAATTGTCCCAATGTTATCAATATTTGTTATTGCTGAACCCGTCACACACATCCTTGCAATGCTTTGTGACATGTATGACACGTTTGGCAAAAATTTTACGAGTAGTTCACATGTCCATGACCCAGACGTCAATAAATTGTCAGACACGTTTGTTGTGCTTACGTTTTGTCCCAATGAATTTGTAATGAATGTGCCAAGTGGATATGGAATTCCTGGTTCAACGCGCGGCGCAACCAAATAATTTGACGTAACTATTGACGACGTTGAAAATTGTACAAACGTGCCTACAGTTCTTTTTGTTTCTCTTGAGTGTTCAAGCGTTCGATTTGTTGGACCACCATGCTCACGTATTCGCATGCTATTGTCAGGATCAATTCCCATTGCACGAAGAAATGATTTTATGCTGTTCAATGTTCCTTTTGATTTAAGCACGTCAGGTAAATTTATTAAAATTCTCTTTAGTAACTCATGTTGGACAGTTTTAAGTGATGTTTCAAATGTGCCATAGGTATCAATGTCAATATTTTCTGCTCGAACGTATTGTTCTATTGATGCATCATTGAACAAGGGTGGAAGATAAATTCCACTTTGTTGTAACAAATTAAGCATGAAGTTATTTGGAACGTTGTCATAATCATCATAAGTGACAGTTTTGAGATTTTGAAACTGATCAATGAACAATTTAATTTCATCAAAAAACTTTGCCCATATGTATAATAACGAAAGCATTATTTGTACATTGCTTTTTTCACCATTACCTGGAATTCCAATTCCTGATACTTTCTGTATTTCATTTGGCGCGCTAAAACCATCTTGATCACCACCTTCAAGAAGATAATGTTGTGGTATCAACTTTGTTATTAAATTTGGATTTTCTGCGTCATACAATGATGCGCTGGCTAATAATTTAACGCTCAAATCAATTACGGGTTGATAGGCCGGAAACAACACAGGCAATGTTTCAATTTTTTCATAAATTAAGTTACTTGCAACGTCTTGCGATGCATCAATTCTTAAAGATCCTGTAAAATTGGTTATTAACGCATGCAAAGAATTACCACTGCTATCAATTACTATTCCGTTCACCGGATCATTGATTGACGACATTATTGGTGGAGCGGGTTCATTAAATCTATAATATAACTTTAAATCAGGAGTAGAAAAAATTGATTTTTTTGCAAAATTTGCCTGTTGGTTGACAGTTCTTGCTGAGTGAAAAACCCTAAATTCGTCAAGCACACCACTCATTGTTTGAGACTGCGTGATTATGCCCGTTGATAAATTTATTGTTCCTGATCCAGCGGGAATTCCAATAAAAAAGCTTGCAGCGTCGTTGTTTAAATCATTTATAACAGTTGACGTTTTTGATCTTGCGACAGATTGTTCATTAACAAACGCTTCAAGATAGTTTGTAGAAGTCTCTCTGTTCATTTGCACGCAAATGTGGTTGAAAACTCCTTTTGTTAATTCAAATGGAACAGTGATGTCACCAAAACCTTGTGATATTACGCTGAACCTTGCTTCAACAGTGTTTATAGAACTTGGCATTAAATACAGCGCCATTCCTTCAGAGCTACCTGACATTTTTTGAAACACGAACTGCGTTGAATTGTTTACTGTCGGCAAAAATAATTGCATCTCCGCACTGAATGACGTGCCACGTGGGTTCAATACGTGATCACCTGAACGATTTTTCGATATTTCTGGATACAACCCTCCTGCAATATCCATCACTTCGATTGACGTGCCACCCGACGTTTCACCAACTTGAGTGCCAGAAAACAGAAGTTCTCCTTTGTACGTTGGAAATTGTTTTGTCAACACCCAATTTTCAAAGCCAGTCAATTTTTCAAGAAATGCCTCAACTTCTTGTCTCGTCCCGTCAAATGGGTATCCATTGATTATTTGATCAAACGTAAAATTTATCTTTGTTTCCGCTGACGAAAAAAACGTGTGATTTTCAAATTTTGACCAATCAACCTTTAATTGCTGTGTCGATTTTAATGGTGCAGACGTTATGTCGTACATGAACGACGATGTGCTTTGAATGTTAGTGTCTGCAACGTCTGCAAATGTGAGCTGTACAGGACGACTTCCTGATAAGGCAGACTTCACGAATGACGGAATGTTTAATTGTTGTTGCACATCTATAACTATGATGTTTTGTGAGAAGTTACTCTGAATGCCTGCCCTGCATCTTTGTAAATTTGTTTTACACCGTTTGTTTTTATCAAGACGTCAATTACGTAAGTGTGTTCAGGCACCAAATTTGATGTGTCGAGCTCAAAAAACATGCCTGTTGCATCACTTGAAACTCGCGTTGAATTGTACGTCGTGTCGAACGGTATTTTAACGTCATTTGTCTCAACGTCACGTACTTGGTAATGAACGTCACGTATGACAATTCCAGGTAGCTCAACAGGCACCCTTACGACAGTTATTAATGGAGACGAATAATCAAAAATATTGACACGTAACGTTGTCATTTCGCACGTTGTGTACTCTTCTGACAACCCCAACACGTTGACGACAAATCTTTTTGTTCCAAATTGTTTTGAACCACGTTGTGGTGGATAAAAACTAATAACGCTGCCCGTAGAATACCTGACTGAACCGTCATTAGATCCCCAGATGGGTGTTAAACTAACTGAACCCGTTTGTTGTAACTGCAATGCGATGTATTGGTCAGTTATGATTTTAAATGATGACGAATAAATTCCAACCTGAGGAATTGTTCCTAATTTAAATTGACTTGCCGAAAACGGGCCCAAAACGTACGGTGCATATCCCATTGTTGCGCTGGATGCGTAACTTCCGCTGAATAAAAATACTCCATCAGGCACGTAACTTCCCGTCAAGCAGAACGTCCCTGTAAAATTATTGAGCGTGCCTGAAAATAACGCGGGTCCAGATAATACAGGTGTAATGCCATCCGTAAGAGTGAAATTACCACTTAGAACGTTATTCACGTTAGTGAATGTTCCCGACATTGATCCAATAAGTTGCGTTCCCGTGGTGAACAACGCGCTGCCTGTCGTTATATTTTTATATGATCCTGTAAATGCAACGCTCGACGTTGGAAGAAACTTAAAGGGTCCGACATTAGAATATATTACGGTTGAGCTAATTGGTTGTATTGTATTGATGGTTGTTACAAGTTTTAACGTTAGATTAGTTACGTCTGTTGATCCAGAAATAATGTTTACATACGAATTTCCAACGTAATTGTACAAAAATAAAGTCGTTGGAGCGTCTATGAACGCATTTTGACTATCGTCCAGAATTGAATTGTCAAATTTAATTACGAGTTCAGGAACGAACGTTTTGTCGTATGCTGACCTTGTGGCAAAACGCTTCACAAAATAAGTATGATTATCGTTTTCTAACGTTGAGCTAAAAGCTATTCGAAATCCCTCATCGGGTATCAATTCGGATAACGTTGCAGACACCATTTGTGTCACGTCAATCGTTAGGTCTTCTTCGCTTTTGAACGTCTGTGAAGACTTATAATCACTAAAATAGTCACATTGCACGTTTGATGTTGATGGTGTTGTATATGTACAACCACCTGATACCCATAAGATTGAAGTCGTAGAACCAAATGATGACGTGAGCCAATTACATGCATCGATGTCTGAATATTGAATGATGTCGCGACCAGAGCCTTCTGAAAAAGAAGCAGATAACGGAAACACGTCGATTGTAAAATTTGAAGGTGTCGGTTGTCCACCATAAACATCGTGAAGTATCATTTTTGCATTAAACGATGCATTCGATATATCAAGCTTATTTTCATTTATTAATTCACGTAAAGGATTTAAATCAAAGTGTATTAATAGTCGAGATAATTCTACCGATTCTGACGAAGAAAATCCGTATAATTTATATAAATCTAATGTTCCTGCGGCACCTATGTTTGCGTTCAACGTGTACACGCCGTTAATGACGCGATTAACAATATACGTATCTTTATCACATTTACAAGTTTTGATCATGATGCCTTGCCGATTATGTCATAATTTGGATAAGCGACGAAAAAGACGCCGCCACGAGGTGGTAGTGATAAATCCATGAACGTATTATTTGCAATGTCGTGTACGACGTCACTGTACTGACGATTGTTGACGACACCCGAGATGTTTTGAATTTGTAGATCAATTATCGACAAAACTCCTGTCGTCGAAAATATCGTGTTTCGAATGTTACTAAGTTGCAAAGGTTGGTCGATATTAACATTTTTTACATCAAAAAGTTTTATTAGCTGTGTAATAATGTTTTGTAATATGACACTCTTGTTCAACGATGGATCTGCTAAAATATTAAAATTTACGGTGAAATTTACTACTGGCGCGTCGAGCACGTCTATTGCATCTGCGATTTGTCGATATGGGTTCAGATAACGAACCAAATTTTGTTTCAACGTGTCAGACGACGTTGTCAAGTTTCCATCAATGTCCCTTGAAATTATGTAGAGCTGCGTTGCGAGTGGATTAATTGGATTTGACTTTGCTTGTGCCCTAAACACTCGTCCAAAATTTGATGGCAACGTATAAATTCTCGCCAATAAATCCTCACGAGACACAATTCTTTCTTGAGAATTTTTAACTTGTGGCGCAAGTGTTGACAAATCAGAAGGCGTTAGAGCGTCATCACCGCCTTTTGCTGGAATGTCGTTTGTTATTTCAATGCTATTTTTAACTGCAGATGCAATCGTTGCTGATGGATTGTTTGGAAAAAACACGTTGATTGTGTTTATGTTCTTTATTGAATTTTTCTGAACATTGTGATTTAATCCACCACCATAACGATATGTGATCGTGAGCGTTGTGTTTATCGCAGACACGCCAAGTGTCTTCGTTTGTATCAGCATCAATGGATCGATTGATATTCTTGAAAATGTCTTTGAATAAGGAAAAGCGATCGCAAAGTCAGACGGATCAGGAATTACGTCGTCCTCAAGAGTGTCAGCAGAACCACCGCCAAGCGTAATTGTTGTGGAGCGCGTTGCTAAGTCTACGTCTGCTGTATATCGATACGGTGCAGGAACAATCTTTATGACGTCTTTCACAATGTCTGCGTCAACAGTGGTGTTGAGAACGTTACGATACACGACGTCTTGCGTCAAGTGCGTCACTTGATAATAATTGTTGCCCACTCCGTCTGACACTGACAATATGTCTGTCACGTTTGGATTACTTAGCGTTATTTTCTTAAAAGGTTGAAACGTTCCCAATGAAACTGTTTCTGACGTCACGTTACCGCTTATGCAAAGTCCAGCGAGAGAAAATATGTATGTTTGTGGAGTTCCGTTTGACGCTTTTTGTCCTATGACAACTGTTGACACGTACGTGCCATCCTGATACTTGCTACTAAAATCTATGTCTTCTAGCAGAATAAATTGCACACCATTGTCAGCAGAAAATATTGATCCCTGTTTTATTATTGGCAACGCATCAGGATTTGGTTGTTGGGAATTGTTCTGTAATATCACTGGTATTTGAACGTACACCGTGACAGGAACTATTGCAGGAGCAGCACCGGTGATTGGCACGCCATCAGCTATCAACGATCTTTCTATGTTTGTCAGTTCAACAGCTGTCGTTGAGTTCAGTTCGCTAAACTGGTGCGATAAGTAGAACGACATGTTGTCGCCCACTGCGGCTGCAAAATCAAGAAATAAACCGCCCAATGATGCTTCGCTGAAATCACTGATGCGATCAGGATAAAATTGTCGAGCATAGTCGAGCAGCGATGCGCGAAAACTGTTAAAATCACCAACAAGAAATTGTCGCTGCCGCACTGATTTTAGATTGTCTTGGTTGACAGACATTTCATCAAATAACTATGTCACAGCGCGAACACTCGAACCTTTAAGCTTTTCTTTTGAACGTTCAATGACGGCACGTCGTAAGTTACCGTAATGTCCTTTATCGCGAGATTTTTGTTTCCCGTTGTCACAGTGTCGACGCTGAAGTCATCGAGCTCAATGTATGGCATCCATTTACTGACGGCGGCTGAAATTCGCTGTATTGCCTGCGTGCCAAAGTCTTGATCGGTTGCGAACTCAGACATTAACGGACGTAAGTTTGCGCCGAAATCATACAGTTCAAGCCGCTCGCCCCAGTTCGTCAGGAGCAAATTTTTCAAGTTATCGTTGACTTGGTCTGCAAGCGAATAACTCATCACGAACAACCCGTCAGTCGTCGACAACTTCAACGGTGTCAAAATTCCAACAGGCGTGGGTGTAGCTTTCGTTGCATTTGTTTGTGCATCAATTTGAGTTACGCCGACAGACTTGAACGAAAATGTTGCCACATAATAAATAGTCTCCGGAGATTTAAATCACTCAACGAGCAAAAAAAGCTCGTTGAAATGAACATTGTCAAAAAATTATCAACTTTGTACGACAATTACGTTATCAAAATCTTCAATTGGATATCCATCAACCATTTCACCACCGCCTTTGCCACTGCCACGCTTTGCAATTATCAAGCGTTTTCTGAACACCCTTGCCCCACGGCTCACCATCCGGATTAACCCAAGTACCATTTTTTACTGTTGCAAAAGCTTTGCCAGGTTCAAACTCATCACCTCCACAATTTGCCCAAAAACTCGTATTTTTGCACCATCATTGCGTCGATATTGTGAAATCTCTTCTCGAATTATGCGTCGTAGTTGTGTTTCGTTCATGATTGCCATATTGTTAAATAATATTCTTCTACGTTACTAATGAAAAAAATTATACTAATCCTGTCAATGTTGCGACCGTTTTCGTCATTCCACCGCTCGCACCAACGATTAACCCAACGATATCAACGCATATCATTGCGACAATGTCTTTTAACCAAATTAGCAAAGACGCAATGAACAATTTTGGAACAATCAAAAGTAAACCCAAATCTATGAGTAGCTGCAACACGACATCAAACGCGAGATCAAACACTACTTTGGGCAGTCCTGGCAAATCAAGCACGATGTCAATCGCAGGTGGTAAAACTAACTTCAGCAGTAGGTCGAACGGCATTTTTATTAAACCAATACACAGGTCAAACAAAATAAGCGGCGGCACAGGTAAATTTATGCTTGGAAATTTTATGCTTGGTGGTGAAGGAATGCTCGGCATTTGCAAGCTAATTCCAAGATCGACCAATTTTACGGCGAGTTGTGGCAATTGCACGTTTAGTGCAAGCGCAAGGTCGGGTGGGTTTGGAGGAAAAGAAATGTTCGGTGCCAAAAATGATGCGTCGAATACCGCCGGCGCGAGCGGCGTCGAACCGTTTATGTCAAGCGCGAGCGCGGTTTGTTCAAGAAGTATGTCCTCGAAAATTGTGTGCCAAATTGGATTATTTTTGGGATCATTAAGCTGCGTCGCTATGAGCGTCGCAAAAGGATCTGGTTTGAACCAAAACGCATTTTCGGTAGACAATGTTGTGGCATTTACAATGAGCGGACCAGCGACGGGTGGTAAAGGAAACAACGAATTGAAGATTTTAGTCAAAGGTGATCCGCCTTTTCCATTGTCATTACCTGAAAGTAAAAGAAATAAAACTTCCTGTAAAAAACGATCTTTTGCTGACTTTGTGAGTTTTCCGTCCTGGATTAATCCCACACCTGTCAATATTGGCCCGTAAAGAGATGCCATTGGTATAAATTAATTCACAAAATGTAATTTTGACAAAATTATGTTACAATTATTTTCATGAGCAAGTCTAAAGAGTTCTTTTATCCACTCGACGATGATGCCTCAGAACAACTTGAGCTCGTTGTCGTTGAAAAAACTCCCGAACGTGACGTGTCAATCAACGTTTTCGACATTATATCAGTCGACATGACCTTGCCAAAACACAAAGAAAAGAAATATCTCAATTAGCTTGTTTCTTCACGAACTCATTCGCAAACCAACTCGCATTATTGACGACCAGGTCGTCTTCGTTGAACGTCTTCATGAACTTCAATAAATCCTGCTTTATTGGCTTACCCAACTTTTGAAGTTCCTTTGCGACGAGCTTTGTTTTTTGCTCGACAGGCGTGTTGGTCCGCATTGACGTTTCTTTTCCAGATCCGATGCTATCAGGTTTGTCGACCTTTTTTGTTTTCCTTATGTCGTGATAATCTTGAGGATATTCTGTCTTTGCGTACGCATCAGCTTGTTCAAATGCTTCGCGAATTAGTTTACGTAGAGTTTCAATTGTGGTCTTCACTTTGTTTTTCCGTCCTGTGAAAGTGAAGCAAGTAGTTGTTCAAGTGTCGCTTTGATTTTTTGCAGCTCGTCAACGTCGGGAGCAGTCACTTCTTTTTTATCTTCTACGACAGGTGTTTCAGGCGTTTCAACTGCTTTTGCAACGTCGCTTATCACGTGTCCGCCCAATTCAAGAGCTTTTAACAATGAAGTCTTGCTCATGAAGCTCGCAGCGATTGTAGCAAGTTCGGGAGCGTCTGTTGAGAGCGCGTTGAGCGCCCTTGTGACGCGTAAATTTGGAGCAAATTTTTTCAGCAATGCGCCAATAACGGTCAACGTTCCCATTGTATATGCAAATGGATGTAACATGAATTCAGAAACCAGCTGTTGAACGTATGTGGCGGTCATAATTTAATTAGTCTCCCGTTTGTGAAACTAAAACCGTGACGTTGATTAATTTCTTCGTATGGAAGAAGTTAAATTGTCACGCGAAGAGGCGACTGACGAGAAGCTGGCATCAGTCGCAAAGCACAAGTATAAGTTGTTGCCCACGGGTAAACCTCATGTTAGCTTTTCAGAAGTCGCCTGTTGGGTCAACTGTTCGTATGCTCACAAACTAATACATGTGATGCACATTGATATCAACGTTCCAAGCCCATACCTTGTGTTTGGAAGCGTTCAACACAAGTGTTGCGAAAATTTGTTAAAACATGGAGACGCAAAGATTGACATTGGCATCAAAAAGTTAGAAGATGAATGGCACAAGCAACCTGAATTTGAAGAAACATTTTCACTTGCGAGCGCAAAACGTGGGTTAGTTGAAGTAACGTCTGAGCTAAAACCATTTCTTGATGAACGATTTCCTGGATGGGAGTGGGTTAGCTCTGAAGAGTTATTGTACGAAGCCGTCGAAGGAACTGAACATGCATTCAAAGGCTTCGTCGACTGCATAATCAAAACACGTCAAAAGAACGGTAAATACACGTACTATATAATTGACTTCAAGACAACGAAATTTTCGTGGAGACGAGAAAAAAGAGACGACAAAGTTTTGCAGTCTCAACTAATATATTACAAGAATTTCTACGCAAAAAAGTATAACATTGACTTGAAAGACATACGTGCTGGATTTTTGTTGTTAAAACGTGATGCAAAGGTTGGTCAAAAAATTGAGCTCGTGTTAGTGTCAATCGGAGACATAACTCGTGGTAGGGCGTTAAAAGTGATCAACAACATGCTCTCGTCTGTGTCAAGAGGCATTGCATTGAAGAACAAAACTGAGACGTCGTGCAAGTATTGTGCATTCAAAAACACGCCGCATTGTCCATAGTGTGTATTTTTCATCAAAGTGTGATACTATGTGTTCATGAAATTAATTTTTCTTGACATCGACGGCGTGTTGAATTCACGTGGCAATCCAGAAATTGAGCCAGACAAAGTTTTGCTCCTGAATGACATTGTAAAAGAAACGGGTGCAGAAATTGTCATAACTTCAACATGGCGAATTGGACAAACAACTCAATCGCTTCAACAGACATTGTCAAGTTTAGGTTTTATTGGCATTGTCAATGGAAAAACGTCCGAGTTGTGGTGTCGCGGCGAAGAAATTTACGATTACTTAGTTCAATACGATCATCATCGTGACATGAGATACGTTGTCATAGACGACCTGTGGGTTTCTGGACATGAGAACAACCAAGTGAAAACAAAAACGTATAGTGGATTGACAAAGTATCACGTTGATTTAGCAATCATGATGTTGAACATTGACGAGTAATATTTATTGTTCATGAACATTCGTCAACTTCGTGAGCACATTCGCAAGATCATCAAAGAGGGCACTTATGATAGCAAATCTTCTGAGGCGAAGAATGCTATTAGCGCAATTCGTGACAAAGGTTACGATGAAATTGCTGACGTGATTTCGCGAGCGTGGTCATTGCATGATAAACTAGGTGTTGAATTATATAAAAATTCAGGAAATCGTCCAGGAAATGAAAGAATGGACGATGCAAGTGGAACAATTTCAACAACTGAGATGTTTCGTGGTGATATTAATGATGCTTTTAAGGTGGCAGACCAACTCGTGAAACTGTGCGACAGGACGTTGAAGCCTAAACTTCAACAGAAAGACTTACTCACTGACTACATTGAAGAAGAAATCTCTTCCGCAAAGAGTGCGTTAGACATTGCTGAAAATCCAAAAGACATGTCACTGCTCGTGCAGCGTCCAATACACAACGCAATTGAAGGCGCAGTCGAGAAGATTTTGGACAAATCACTCAATTAAAACTTTAGTGCTGAAAGTCCCGTTGATGCCGTCAGCCGCTCCTTGTGCTCCGCCCATCGTATCGACAATTGGCGATGCTGTCACTTGACCACCTGCACCTCCATTATTCACGTTCGTGCACAATATTGCTTTCGATGCTTTTGGGCCACCCAACTTTACAACAGCAGATTTTGCAGGAGTAAAAATTATTTCGCCATTAGTCTTTATTATCACGCTCGCGCACTTATCAGGATCGATGGGCGCATCAATAATTCTGCCTTGTTCGTCTCGTTGATTGTCTCCCGTTACGAGTATCACTAAGTCCTGTCGAGCGACCAAACGAATTTTATCAGACCTCATTATTGTGGCGCCCTCGCCTTGTGAACCATCAGACACAGCACCACCTGAGTGTGCAGACACTGCTTTGTCTATTTGCAACTTCGTGTCTACTTTTGTACGCTGCCATCCTGCAATGCGAGTTCGATCGTTCTTGTAATCCGGATCACCCTCACCGATGACAAGTTCGTCCTTGCTTTTCCCCAATTCGTTGAAGCCAAGAGAATTTTTAACTTTTGCTCCGGCCGTCGCGCTCGTTTGACCGCGGCCTGCAACCAAATCAAACGTGCCAATACGTTCACCTGGCAGATCTGTGTCGGGTATTTTCGGCACGTTACCTGTGTCAGGATCTGCATCGTACTGCGCGGACGTTGATGTCCTGTCTGTTCCCAACACTATCAACGAGTTATTTGAACCCTCAATGAACAGCTCACCTGGCCTGCCTCTATAACGCGGCACCTGTTCTATTTGTAACAGCTTTGATGCATCTGCGCCGGTGATCAAATTTTCATATGACTTTTCATCGCCTGGCAACGTTGCCGTCTGACCAACGACGTAGCGATTTCCATCGCTGTCAATTCCGACAGCACCATTAGGAAAGTCATACGTGACAGACGTGCCATTCGCTTTGTCAATCGTGCCTGGAGAGTACGATGGGTCGAGTTGCCTGTTACTGTGCGTGTGGTTAACATCATCAACAAAGTTTGGTTCGACTATCTTGCTTATCCAATAACCAAGCTCATTCACCTTTGCATCTGGATTTTCAAAGAACGCCCAAACGTGCTCGCCTGGCTTCACAGGTAGCGTTATGTGAGACATCATCGGGTACATGACGAGCACCTGTTCACTCGCAGCCGTAGAAATGTTCAATACCCTGCGTGCAATGATTGAATTTCTCGGTGCAACTGACGCGTATTTTATGTTCGACACCTGCAACGTGTGTTCCCAATACGTCAGCTTTACGTCGTCAATCATTTGTGGGTCAGATATTACATCGATCACCGCCATGCGCAGGAATATTGGAAATCCACCCGTTTGAGCATTGTCAAAGCGTTTGGCATCGAGAACTCGACCGTAGCTTCCCTCGGCTATGTTTTTTATGTACCCGTTTTGGTCGTAGTTAGAGCGCACAATTACTTCTTACCTGAAATTTGTGAAAAAATCTCTTCAGGGTTTGCAGTGTCTTCGTCTTCACGGAGCTGATTTATGTGTTCAGCAAGCTTACCAAGCTGTTCGTTTGCTTTTTGCATTGTCGACAGCAAACTCGTTACCACACGATTATGGACAGCCCAATCTGCAGAACTAGTTCCGACAATTTCTACGAGAATTTGTAACATCGCGTACGCATTCATCCTGTCGATCGTAATATTGTTATAAAGCTCCGCTAAAAGCGATTTTCGTTTGTCTGAAAGACTTTCAATATCGCCAAGCAATTCTTTAAATTCTTCAGTCTTTTTTTCAAAATCAACTTCAATAGGTGGAATAAAATTTGACATGATATAACTAATTCTCAGTACTCGTTTTCGTCCTCTTCTTTTTGTTCCATATATAGTTGCTTTATCACCGCAATCGCTCCAAGCAATTGCTTGTGTGACAAGCTCGTCAAGTCCTTCATGTACAATCCCATCGCTGCCTTGCTGACGATGTCTATTTCGTTCTTGTTCTGAAACAGCGTTATGATTGCGTTCAACGTCGAGAGCTCATTTTCAGTGCTGACACTTTCACGTATCATGAACAGCCTGTCTAAAATCTCCTGTGATGCGTGTTGATCTTCAAGCTGCTCGTCTTGAGCCTGAACTGAGCATTTTTCTTCAAGAATGTGATAGTCTGACAGCGTTAGTGACTCTGGGTCGTCTATTGACAAGAACTTCTTTGTCGACTGCGACTTCTGCTTTGTTCGAATTATCAGCCAATTCTTTGCGCACACGTTGAAGTAAGAAAACGCTGCACAGCCTCTGTTGGGATCAAACTTGTTCAAAATTTCAAACAAAAAGCAGACGCAATCATTCTTCAGTGTATCATACGTGTCATGAGCCGACGTGAACTTGTGTATATTTATCAAATTTTCGACAAGCTTCTCAAAAGCAGGAGCAATCTTTGTGACGTACGTCTTATTTCGCACGTTGAAGTCGTCTTCAGTCTGATACTCGACGACAGCAGCTTGCGTGTCTGCGTTGAAGTACATTCGAGACTGACGTGCCTTTTCACGCTCTTCAGGAGTTCCAGTTGTTGGCTTGCGTCTTCGTCGTTGTACTGACATGTTATATGAATTATAACTTTGGATGAAATATTTGTTTAAAATATTTCAGTGACCACGCGTTGACCACGCGCTTTAATAACTTTTGCCGAACAATGATCTCTGTCAAGATTTTCTCCACAAGAACATTCATGAATTCGTTGATAAAGTGATTTTTTCTTTATAATTCCACACCCACAACATTCTTGTGACGTTCCAACAGGATCTACACCGATCGCCCACTTCCCAGCATTTTCAGCTTTGGATTTGAGACAAGCGATGAACATACCCCATGCTACGTCTGTAACTGATTTTGCTAAATACTTTTCATTATTTTCTATCATTCCTTTGATGTTGAGTTCTTCAAAACAAATTACATCAAATTCATTAAAAAGTTGTGATGCTTGTTTTCGAGCAAAATCAAGTCGTTGATTATGAATGTGCAAATGCATCTTTGCAACAATTAATTTTGCTCGTTTTCGAGATTTGCTTTCTCGTTTTTTTCGAGACAAGTTTCGTTGCTGAATTGCAAGTTTTACTTGACTTTCCCTAAAAAAACGAGGGTTTTCGATTGTAATTCCATTATCAAGAGTTGCAAAATGTGTAATACCAACGTCGATACCACATATTTTAGTGGATTTTACTTTGGCAGGAGCTTCACAAAGATCACATATAATAGACAAAAACCATTTGCCGTTTGCTTCAAATTTGATGTGTCCAAAAAGAACTTTACCTTGTTGTAAACGATCGATAACGATTAGTTCCTTTGAAACGCGGATAACCTGGTGTTTCATGAGCTTTTACTCGTCGAAAAAATGATTTATAAGCAAGATCAATACGTTGTAATGAAGTTCTTTTGATGGATGAAGTGGATAACGAAATGTCCTAATCACTTGTTTAATAACAATTAAACAATAGAACATAACATGTATAATTATGTTTGAGGTTTTATGAAAACGATCAAAGAAGCGCTAGAAGATTTTGATGAAGAATTTCGTGCTAATCCAGTGTCTGCTGATAATCCGGATCATTGGGCATATTCTGGATCAAATCAACGTTTGCGACCAAGTGGTATGGGCGCTCAAGAAATTGATGATCGTGATGAGTTTGAAGTTGTGAAAGACGAAGACAACGAATTTGATCTTAGTGAACCCGACGAAGAAGAAGATGGATGGCCGAACGAAATTCCAGTCGATGACATGTCACCTGACGCTTGTGAAGAGTGTGGTGGAAACATTGTTGGTGGCGAATGCACGAGTTGTGGCAAAGCAACAAGTAAATATGACATCAACGAAGACGGACCCGTTGGTTATGAAGGACACGAAGTCGAAAAAGAAGTAATTGAAGAAGCAGACGATTTTGGAACAACCGCCAATCGAACTGAAACAGAGCTTCCCGCTGACTATGAAACGTGCGGTGATTGTGGATTTGATCACGGCTATGAGTACGAAGAAGCAGCAAAGTGGCACACTGAAAATCCAGGAAGCTACGATGGGTTACAGGAAACTTTCTCGTTCGATCGCTTCATGGACAATATCCTGCTCACTGAAACTCGTACCATTCAATATCAACCTGACAGTCCACAACGTGAACGACAGGCTCGTCGGCAGGAACGACCTCTTGGAAGAACTCGCTATGTGAGGTGATTGTTGTGTCCTATCACATTTCAAAGTTTGATGACATAAAAAATACGCTTCGACCGGGTGACGTAGTCGCTTTTGGTGGAAAAGGCGTTGTGTCTGACGTCGTCAAACTTGCATGTCACTCTCACGTCTCACACGTCGGCTGTGTACTCTCATTAGATCCCGTCAAGATCATTGAGAGCACTTCGCTGAACGGGCTCGTCGGAGTGACGATAAACTTGCTCGAGCAGCGCTTGAACTATGACGGTGAAGTGTGGGTGTTGCCATTGTCTGACGACGTGCATCGTGAGCTCAACAAGACTTCGTTCTTTAACTTCATGTTTGATCAGAACAAGAAACCGTATGATTTTTATGGTGTTGCTGCGGTTGCGTTAGGAATTGAACGAGACAAGTTTAACGACACAAAGTTTTTCTGCAGCGAACTGATCGTTGCAGGACTTGAAGCGGGTGGTCTGTGCATAGCGAACAGACCTGACTTCGTGCGGCCTTGTGACTTGTGTGCAATGCACATATTTTCCGGAGAATATTATCAATTAGTTGGAATTCCTCAAATAATTGACGAATACTTAATACATGAATGACGATCAAGACGCTGCGGACACAACAGAAATTGCACATGTCTTTGAGCTCATTGAGACGGAAACGGGCACGCATTGTCTTAAAATTGTTCGTGAACCTCCAAAAGAAAAATTGACGTTCGGGCAGCGCGTAGCAGACAAAATATCTGCGTTCGGCGGCTCATGGACGTTCATATTCATATTTTTGGGTTGCTTGTCAACGTGGATGTTTGTGAACAGTCACGTAACAAAACCATACGATCCATTTCCATACATTCTTTTAAATTTGTTCCTGTCAATGTTAGCTGCAATTCAAGCTCCGATCATCATGATGTCAAGCAATAGACACAATCAAAAAGACAGGTTTCACGCAAAATTTGATTACAGAATTAACTTAAAGGCTGAACTTGAAATTGAAGAACTACACAAGAAGCTGAACAAAATTCAGGAAAAGCTTGACAAGCTCAAATAAGCCGGTCACCGTCTATATCATCATTTTCTTCTATGATTGGTGAAGCAAGAAAGTGTAACTGCAACTGTTCCCAGCATTTTTCAGAAAGCAAATAATTATTCATCTTGTTCGTAACAAGCTGTTCAAATTCTTTGCGTTCACCAATCTCGTCAAAAAATTCTTCCAACGTAGATCCAACGTGTTGATTTTTGTAACCCTTTGGTCGCATTCGCTCTTCAATGTGCATTTTGCACGTTTCACGACGTTTTTTTCGTTGTTCTTCTGACAAGTGAACTTTTGCGAGCTCACTCAACAAGAGCTCAGCATCTTCACCCTCAAATACAGGTGTCGGTTCAATTGGCGTTGCCATCATCGTCCTCTTCGCTCACGACGTCAGTGATTTTCTTCGCAACGACTGCAACTGCATCACGTGATCTGATCAATTCAGCACACAGAGTTCTAATTTCAGGACTATCATAAAGCACGGGCGTGCTTGACACCCTCACAAGATTTTGGTAACAACTATCGAGCACGTCTAACGACTTTTCAATCGCTTCAAGCGTCGTTGATAACCTGTCTTGTTGCTCTGAACACTTTAGAAACAACTTGCGTGCAAGCAAGGTTACTAACGTTGAATACGAAATTGACACGAACAAAATTGTAGATAAAACTATCAACACAATAAGTCTCCGATCGCTGCATCGTACGCCTTGAACACTTCATTGAGAGACAATTTTTCAATTATCTTTGGTTGAAGTTCTTTCGCCCATTGCGTGGGAATTTCAGGGCGGTCATGAAATTTTAAGATTTTGCTCTTGAAGTCATGTTCGCTCGCTTCAGCCCACCTCGCTGCGGGCAAAAAGATGTTTTCATCGACACGTTGAGGCGGAATTTGTTGAAGCGTGTAGTCTATTTTGACAAACTTTCCCAAGCTCAAGAACTCAGTGTGTGCGCTCCAGTTCGTCGCAATGATTGGCAATCCAGATGCCGCTGCCTCACAAGCTGGTAAGTTCCACCCTTCGCCTCGTGACAGCGTGACCATTGCTTTTATCTGCGGATGCCTGTACAGCGCGGCGACTTCGTCGTCGCTCATGTCACCGTGAAGCAACGTCACCTTGGGCTTTCCTGACCTACGAACTTGTCTCAATAGGTCTCCCAATAACTGCTTCGTGTTCGCTCGATCAATCTTGGTGTTCTTTCCAAGGTTTGTCTTGATAACCAACCCTACGTTGTCGTTACCCTTGAATGCCTCACAGAACCACTTGATCGTGTTGAAGATATTTTTTCTGTCAGTGCGAGCGTCTGACGCAGTGAGCTGACCGAACAACAAAAAATTGAATGGCGTCCCAAAGTCAGGCAACGTCGGTAGATCTTTTTTGATGCAAGCAATGTTATACGCCTCGTTGACAACGTGTAACGGGACGTTGACCGTTCCAGAATTCGTTAGAGCTGCCGCTGCGTGCAATGACGGCACGACGATTGCATTCATCTTGTTACAGGCTTCGACCCACTTTGGTGAGCACCTATCTGTTTCGACCATTGCGGAAACGCCAACGTTAATGTTTCCCATGTCAGTAGTGAACTCATTGGGCAACTTCACGTGTATTGCAACGTCAGCCTTTTGAGACGGGTTGCTGCGGCGCATGATTTCACCAATGAGGCCGTCACAAGCAGTTTCTCGCAACTCCCAGGGCACAGTACCCCACGGTGTAAGATGGAACTTTACGTCAAGATTTGGTTTGGATAAAAGCCAGCTCGCGATTTGTCTTGCATGGACGGAGTATCCACTTTGGACGCAGAGGGGACCAGAAAGAATTACAGATTTCATAGTGTTATCGCCTCCCATCGTTTATTGTTTGGGAGACGTTTGTGTTTCCAGTCGTCAACTAACTTTGTCAAGGTTTCATCCCATGTTGAAATTAAATGTTGCATGCTATAATTTTTTCTTGCATGTAACATTGCACGATTGCCCAGCTCTTTTCTTTTTTCTTCACCCATTTCGTAAACTGTCATGAGTGCTTTTGCAAAAGTTTCGTTAGAACACGCATCGTCAAAGATAAATGAAATTTGTTGCGTTCCAACCAATGTTTTCACTTCTGGCTCAATTGCGACGCCGTATTGTTCACCTGTCACATCGTCTTCGACTTGCTTTGTCAAGCCACCTGTTTTCAGGCATATTATGGGTTTTCCTGTCATTTTAATTTCCAAAATTGGAAGACCCAGACCTTCTGCGCTTGACTTATTAATCCCAACATCGCACGCATTGTACAACGCATTCATCTGATTAAACCCTACGCGGTTGTTTGAAAACACGACGTTGTCTTTCACGTTGTATAGATCAACGACTGCCTGCAGGTTTGGTCCCTCTTGGTCAAATGGATCGGTGTGCATCACCAACGTTGACTTCCTGTGTCCATATTTCTTTTCGAGCTCATCTAAAAACATCTTGAACGAGCACACGATGTCACCAGTATTTTTTCTCCTAGCATTTCTGCCAACAAATAGCGGCATGAAGTGATCAACACGTGCAGGACCAAAGAACGCTAATTTTGCATTTTTTGCGTCAACGTCAGACATTGGAAAATAAACGTCTTCAGGAACTGCATGAGGCGTGTAGTGAACGTTTTCAAATCCCCATTCCTTCAAAAAGCTGTACGAAACCCAATTGATGCAATTCAACAAGTCACAGCTCTTATAAAGCGGTTTGTTGAACGTGGGCGCAGGGAAATTGTCCCACAAATTATTGTAGGCTATTGGACAAATCTGGTGAACTTCGTCCTCATGTGCAAACACATGCATGAAAAAGCGTGGGTCAGTGAACAGTAACAAAACGTCTGGTTTTTCTGAAACGAGCACTTGACGAATTAGATTTGGATCACCAAATCCATTTATTGGCTTTATGACAAAGTCATCGTTCACCACGATCGTGCGCATGTCTTCGTGTTTTAGCGCCGCACCAAGACAACGAAACGTGTAACGACCTGTGGAAAGCAGTCCATTTATGAGGACGCGACTTTGTGTCCCGACGCCAGAGGTCGATAACTGCATGTCTGAAATCATCAAAACTTTTATCTTTTGTGTCATACGTAGATATCAAGAAATTAATTCACATCCTATCTATTGTTTAATGAAACTGACAATCAAACAGTTACGTCAAGCAATTCGTGAAAGCCTCGAGGGATCGCAGCCTGAGGAAAATTACTCACGTGAGTTAGTTGACGACAAGTCACTTGATGGTGAAAGCTTGCTCGTCAACGACGAGACAAAGAAAAAACTACGCTCATACTTTAAATCTATGGGATTGTCAACGCACTGAGTGCAACATGAAACGCTTTTTATTTGTGTTGTTTTTACTTTCATCATGTGCACCGACAATGACGTGGCACGGCAAAGAAATGGTTGTAGCAACGACGATCGCTAAAAATAGCTTGAGTTGTTTCCGTTCGTCGTGTTGCTTTCCGTATAAACATCACAAGGACGTAAAGAACGTGCACGTCATGATATGCTCAGAACAAATACCCGACAAAGACGGGTGGCACCAATTGAACGTATCCACGAAGGGATATTTCTGGTAGAAGTAATATTATCTGTAACAGTAAGAGAAATAGCAGGTCATTGGTTTGCTACAATCAACACTCAACGCGACGTTGAAGAACCTATTGTATTATTGGAGATACGATTGGCGTTGATCTTGGTATTAAAACATTTGTAACAATTTCAGATGGTACAAAATTTGCTTCACATAATTCTTACAAAAAACATGAAAGTCAAATAGTCATCCCACGAGGGGATGACCTTGGCACGAACCCGCGGGTGGCATCACCCGCGCTTCGACCGTCGACACGCGTTTGATCGCGTGACGTTTGGGCAATTGACTGGGTGA